AAAACCGTAAACAAGCACAAGAAACAGAAGCACAGGCACGAAAAGAACAAGATGCTTTAGAAAAAGAAAGATTAAAGCAACTTGCTGATGCACAACCAGATGCTTCTGCTTTTCAAGGCGCAGGCTTAATGACACCCAGTGGTTCTACGTTTGACCCTAATATGGGTTACACTGGTTCAGGTGTGTATAACAGACCGCCTACGGAAACAAAAAGAACACCAACTTATGAAGAGTTGTTTGGTGTACCTGAGAGTGCCGAACGTATTGCTTATGACAAAGAACAAGCGCGTTTAGAAGAACAAGCAAGAAAAGAAAGACAAGAAGCTGACCGTAAAAGAAGAGAAGCATATTTTGCAGAACAAGAAAGAATTAAATCAGATGCGTTAGTAGCCAAAGGTAAAGAGTTAGTTGGCTCATATAGAGACACATACAGCGCGGAGCAACTTTTTGAGTTAGGTTCTGTAGACAGTTTTGAAATAGCAAAGGCTGTAGCTGACGAAACCTACAAACAGTACTGGTACGATAAAGCTAATGATATTATTGGTAACTTTACTGATGAAGATTATAAGCTAATTGCTGAACCTCAGTATGAAACATATAGAGTAGGTAAAGGCGGAGGCGTAGAAAGAACTAGGCAAGTTTTACCTGAAGGCTATGAAGAACTTCTTAAAGCACAAGAATATATTGAGAAAGGTCCTTTAGATTTTTCTAACGAAGAAACACACAAGATGCTTATTAAACCTCCTAAGGCTAAAGGAGGTTATGGTAAGTATCAAGAGTGGATAGACGAAAGTGACCCATTACGTCAAGCCGTAGAAGCACAAGCTGATGTAATGACTAAGTACCTTGATAACGAAGGTATTTCTATAGTAAAAGATTTTGAAGATGGTAATCCTGATAACATCTACGGTGAGGGTGTTTATTTAAATACAGGCACAGCGGCACATATTGACTGGGATTCGGAGTTAAAAAGAGGACAAAGCTATCAGTCTACCCCTGATGCAGAATTAGGTTCATATAGTCAAGTATTCTACAGACCTGAAAAAGAAAGTATATTAGACAATGTAATGGTTGATGTCATTGCGGCAGTCACAGGTACTACCCCCTACTTAACTGCGGCTCGTGGTGGTGACTTTGAGGACATAGCTAAAAGTATAGTTGCTAAACAAGTTGCTCCTGACATTCTTGAAAATACTTTAGCAAGCGTAAATGTTGATGCTGATTTGTTTGGCATAGACCCTGATACTTTTTCAGAAGGTATAACTGAAGTACAGACGGCTGTTATAGAAGGTGGTAGTATACAAGATGCTGTAGGCAGTGCTTTTGGTGGTGAACTGCTAGACGCGGCAGGTGAAGTTTTTGAAGACATTGCACCTGTAATAGATGTACCTGAAATTGTAGAAGACTTAGGTAATGCTGTAGTTGCAGTAGCTGAACCAGTATTAAACACAATAGAAGAAATAAGCGAACCTGTTGTACAAGCTACACAGGCTGTTATAGAACCTATAATAACTCCTATTGTAGAAACAGTTGAAGAAATTACTCCTGAAATACAGGAAACTTTTGAACAGTTAATTGAGGAAGTAGCACCTATTGTTGAAAAAGTAATTGTAGAACCTGTAGAAGAAATTGCTCCTGTAGTGGAAGAGTTAGCTAAAGTAATTACTCCGATTGTTGAAGACGTAGTTGTAGAGCCTGTAGAAAAAATAGTTGAGACACTTACTCCTGTAGTAGAAAAAGCAGTCGTAGAGCCTGTAGAACAAATTGCTCCTGTAGTAGAAGAAGTGATAGAACCTGTTACTAGTGTTGTAGAAAATGTAGCAGATAACTTAGGTATTGACAATGAGTTAGTAGGTGTAACTGAAGAACGATTTAGTGAAGTTATGTCTGAAGCTGAAGAGGCTATGCTTGCAGGAGAAAGCGGTAAAGATGTTATAATCAAAGAACTTGGTGGTGACATTATAGGCGAGTTAGGGGGAGGAGCGGAAAATCTTTTAGGCATTGTAATAGACGTAGCGGAAACAGTATTAAGTCCTGTTGAACCTTTAGTTGAACCTTTTGCAGATTTAGCAGGAGCAGTATTAAGTCCTGTAGGAGATATATTAGAAACGGGTGTAGATGTAGCGGGAGAAGTATTAAGTCCTATAGGGGATGTAATTGAAGCAGGTATATCCGCAGGTTCAGATGTATTGTCTAATGTTGAAGACGTAGTTAGCGACATTACATCTGAAGGTGAAGACATTGTTAGAGCAGGTGGTCGTGCCGTAGATGAAGCTATAATACAACCTGTATTAGGAGCAGTAGAGCCTGTAATAGAAACCATAGAAGCAGGTGGTCGTGCTATAGATAAAAACGTAATACAACCTGTATTAGGAGCAGTAGAGCCTGTAATAGAAACCATAGAAGCAGGTGGTCGTGTTGTAGATAAAAACGTAATACAGCCTACAATAGAAACTATAGGAGAAGGCATTGATACAATAAGTGACATTACATCTGAAGCTGAAGACTTTGTTAGAGCAGGTGGTCGTGTTGTAGATAAAAACGTAATACAGCCTACAATAGAAACTGCAGAAACTATTATAGAAGAAGGTTCAAATATTTTATCGGACACTGAAGACTTTGTTAGAGCAGGTGGTCGTGTTGTAGATAAAAACGTAATACAGCCTACAATAGAAACGATAAGAGAAACTGGTCGTGCTATAGATAAAAACATAACACAACCTACAATAGAAACGATAGACGAAATAGTGAGAAACATTCCAACCCCGCCTAGAATAGAATTACCACACTTAGAAATGCCTAACCTTGATATTGATTTTCCTACAGTAGATATAGATTTACCAGAGTTTACTGCACCTGAAATAGATATAGACTTACCAAGAATAGATGTAGAAGTACCTAAAATAGATATAGAAGTACCTGAACTATCGTTTGACCCTAAGCTACTAGCAGGACTAATGCCAACACGACAACAACCAACACAAGTCGAAGGTTTATTCGACAAAGAACTATTTAAATTTGACACAGAGATTAAGTCTACACAGAAAATGCTTAGTCCCTTTATGAACTTAAGAAGGTATGGATAATGACTTACTTACAATTAGTAAACAGTGTACTGCGTAGAATGCGAGAGGAAGAAACATCTTCTGTAGAAAATGCTACAGACTCCTATGTAAAACTTATAGGAGAGTTTGTCAACGATGGTAGACGTATTGTTGAAGACGCGTGGGATTGGTCAGCACTACGTAAGACAGTAACGGTTACTACAACTAACGATGTATTTAGTTACAGCATTACAGGTACTAATAACTCATTTAAGATACTTGACGTTATTAACGACACGTCTAACTACTTTATGCGTCCTATTAGTTCTTCTTTAGTGAACAAATCTTATTTGACACAGACTCCTGCAACTGGTTCACCTCTGTACTATTCTTGGAATGGTGTAGATGCTAGTGGTAATGCTTTGGTAGATTTGTACCCTAAGCCTGACAAAGCATATACATTACGCTTTAACATTGTAGATAGAGCAGACCCGTTTACTCTTGATGCTGATAAGCTGTATGTACCCTCACAGCCTGTTATTAACTATGCAATAGCCTTAGCTTCCCGTGAACGTGGAGAAACAGGTGGTACTTCTTCGCAGGAACTATTTGCCCTAGCGGACACTACATTGGCAGATGCAGTAGCCTTTGATGCCTCTAGGTTTCCTTCTGAAACTGTTTGGACATACGAATAATGGCACAACAATTACAGAACATTACAGTACAAGCCCCAGGATTTGCGGGGATTAACAGTCAGGATTCACCTATATCTCTTGACCAGTCCTTTGCGGCTACCGCTAGTAACTGTATCATTGATGAATATGGGCGCATAGGCGCACGTAAGGGTTATACAGCGGTTTCCACAAACAACTCTAACTTAGGTACTAGTCGTGGCGTAGAGGCTTTACACGAGTCTTTAGACCGTAGTGGTGACAAGGTAGTATTCTCAGGGGGTAACAATAAAATATTCTCAGGTACTGCCTTAACTGACATAACTCCCACAGGATACACACCAACAGCAAACAACTGGAAGATTGTAGACTTTAACAACCATACGTATTTTTTCCAAAGAGAACATGAGCCTTTAATATATACAGACGAAAGTGGCTCAGGAGTCTTAGAGGCTATGTCAAGCCACTCTCATTCTACAGGTACTGCACCTCAAGGTAATGAAGTATTAGCCGCATTTGGTAAACTATGGGTAGCTGACGTAACTGGTAACAAACATACTGTATACTGGTCGGATACACTTAACGGTCATGCTTGGACTGGAGGTGCTTCAGGTTCTTTAGATTTAACTAATGTATTTCCTAGCGGTAATGACGAGATTGTGGCGTTATCCGCCTTTAATAACTTCTTGGTTATATTCTGTAAGCGTTCAATTATTATTTACTCTGGTGCTGACAACACTACAACTACTGATTTTAAACTACACGACACTGTAGAAGGCGTAGGTTGTATTGCTAGAGATTCCGTACAACACACAGGTACTGACATTATATTCCTGTCTGAAGATGGTGTGCGTAGCTTTGGTAGGACTATACAAGAGAAGTCAATGCCTATGCGTGACATTAGTAACAATGTCCGTAATGAATTAACTGAATTGGTTAGAGAACAAACTAACCCTATTAAGTCTATCTATAGTGCAGATGAAGCATTCTACTTATTGTCTTTACAGGACAGTCAAACTATATACTGCTTTGATATGCGTGGTCCTTTACCTGATGGTTCTAACAGAGTAACTACATGGTCTAGTATTAACCCACGTAGCATGGCTTTACTACAGGACGGTAGTGTTTACTTTGGTAGAGCAGACGGTATATTTAAGTATGAAGGACATAAGGACAACGGTAGTTCTTACCTTATGACTTACTACAGTAATCCACTAAACTTTGGTAACTCCACTAACCTTAAGTTTCTTAAGAAGTTTAACATTACAGTTATTGGTAACGTAGCCTCCAACACTACACTAGCTTGGGGATATGACTACGGTGGTGGGTTCATTAAGAAACCCTTTAACACTGAACTATCGGATACGTCTGTATCTGAGTACGGTACAGCAATGTTTGGTAGGAAGGATGACCTTACAGTAGCGGAACCTGCTTACCAAGAATCTTTTTACACAACAGGCATAGACATACAGCGTCCTTCGGTTAATACAAGTGGTAGTGGTACTGTAGTAACCATAGGCATTGAGTCAACTATTAATGGCGCACCTTATTCAATACAACAAATAGACGTACACGCTCTTCTGGGGAGATTAATTTAATGAGTAATTATACAATAACAACTGACTTCGGAGCAAAAGATAGTCTTCCTTCTAGTAATGACTCTAAGGTAGTCAGAGGCTCTGAGTTCACAACTGAATTTACAAACATACAAACAGCAATAGCGACTAAAGCTGACACAGCAGGTGACACATTTACTGGTGTGGTAAACTTTAGTGCTGACGTAGCTGTTAATACTAATACACTGTTCGTTGATGTGTCTGAGGCTAAGGTAGGTATAGGTACTACTAATCCTGCAAATACTCTAACAGTAGGTAATTTAACAGCTTCTGCAGATGACCAAGACGGTACAGTAGGCATTAAATGTAATACTAACCACAAGGGTATTGTTTTACAAGAAAACTCTGGTGCAGAGCAGTGGGAGATTGGTGTTGGAGAGGCAGGTGCATTAAAGTTTTACGATAGTGGTTCAGCAACTCCTGCTGTAACTTTTGAAGATGAGACAGGCAACGTAGGTATAGGTGGTGGCACTATTTCATCTAAATTGTTTATTAATACAGACACCGTTGGTGATTCGTATTTTAGAGGTGGTGCAGATAATTCTAGGCAGTTAGATTTTTCTACTTTTGCAACTGCTTCACCAAACGCAGGGCATAAAATAGATGCTACATCAGTCAACGGAGTAATAGCCCTTGCTACAGGCTCTACTGAACGCATGCGAATTGACACATCAGGCCACGTAGGTATAGGTAGTACTAATCCTGACTCAGCACTAGAAGTAGAAGGCAGTGTCAATGGCGTACATCAAATACACATACAAAATACTTTTGACGATGATGATGCCGATGCCCCTAACCCGTCAGCAAGGTTGTATTTATCTGCGGCAAGTAATAATGCCTATATTCAATGTAAAGGTGCGCCAACAGATTTAGGCACACAGCACGAGATAGACTTTGGTAGTACAGCGGCAGGTAGTTTTATAACTTTTTCTCCTTCCTCTACAGAACGTATGCGTATTGACTCATCAGGCAACGTAGGTATAGGTACTACCGACCCATCAGCTAAACTTGAAGTATCAGCAACAGCACCTACATATACAAACTTAGGTACAGTATTATGGGGCGGTACGACTAATAATGATAACCACACAGGTATTTCTTTAAGCTCGTCAGGTGATGCTCTAGGCGGCTCTGTTGGCTCTAACCTTTATTATTCAAACAGCAATACTGCAACACAATCAAACACCAACCGTAGTTCTGGTGAAATTAAAATTGACAATACCACGAGTACAGGAACATCAACAATAAGGCTTGGTGGATATGCCAAAGGAACTACGACATTTGATGAACATATGCGTATTGACGAATCAGGCAACCTATTGGTAGGTACTACTAGCAATGTCGGTGCGGGTTCTCAAGGTGTTCAAATAACAGGTACTGGTGAAATACTAACCGCAAAATCTTCTACAGCCCTTAGAACTCATTTGAGTTTTGTTAATTCAAATGGCATTGTTGGTTCTATTAGTACGAGTAGTTCAGCAACATCTTACAACACTAGCTCCGATGAACGCTTAAAGGAAAACATTGCAGACTCTGCTGATGCAGGTAGCAAGGTTGATGCTATACAGATTAGACAGTTTGACTGGAAGGCTGATGGCTCACACCAAGACTACGGTGTAATTGCTCAGGAGTTAGTTGAAGTTGCACCTGAAGCAGTACATCAACCAGAAGATTCAGAAGACATGATGGGTGTTGACTACAGCAAGTTAGTACCAATGTTAATTAAAGAAGTACAATCGCTACGTAGTCGCGTGGCAGAACTGGAGAATGACCAATGAACTTTACAGTATCAACATTAGAAAGCAATACAGACGGTGGCGTAACAGTAGCACACTGGCAAGTAAGTAAAACATCAGGTGATAACGTAGCTAGTTCTTATGGCACTGTTGGCTTTACTCCTGATTCATCTGCTGAAGGCTATGTAGCTTATGACAGCCTAACAGAAGAAAATGTCATAGCATGGGTACAAGCATCATTAGACACAGAAGCATTAGAAGCGCGCTTAGATGCCGATCTAGCAGAGCAAGCTAGCCCAACAACTATTGTAGGCACACCGTGGTAAGGGGATAACATGATAACCATAGATGATAAAACTTATACTGAAGATGATCTGAACGATGTGCAAATTTCACAGGTTCAGAGAATCGATGTATTACGGGGAGAACTTAACCAACTTGAAATGCGTACACAGGAATTAAATGTTATAATTAATGCCTATGCTAACGCAATCAAAGAAAGTCTTTCTGAGGAAGAATAATGGAAAACTGGCATCTTAACAGAAGCGTACCTGTATCTTTACTAGTGTTTATTATTATTACATTTTATACAGCTACTAAAAGCATTACAGAAGTAGAGTTAAAGACGTATGAAAATGAGCGCGAGGTAACTAGAAACGATGCCAGAATTGCTGCACTAGAGAAAAGCGCACAGAAGCAGGAAGTGGCTTTAGCTAGAATAGATGAAAACATTACTCACATCAGAGAAATAATGGAACGCATGAGTGTTCAATAATATTTGGCGAATAGCTATCCTTTGGCTATTTGCTTGTGTAGCTTTTGCCAATCAACAGGAAGGCAGTCTAAACACCTACAACGGTGATGGCTCTACAACTAATTCTAACAACACCACTGAAGATAACTCTGTATCTAATAGCTACTCTGGTGCTGGCGCAGCTAGTCAGATACCAGTAGGCTCGGCTATATCACCATCTTATATGAGCAACGGTGTTGAAACCTGTTTACAGGGTGTTGGTTCATCAGTGCAGACAGTATTATTAGGATGGTCTAACGGTAAGTATAAAAGCGATCCAGACTGTAACCGCAGACGAGACGCATTAACATTAAACCAATTGGGAATGAAGGTAAGTGCTGTTAGCAGATTATGCGAATCAGTAAAGGTGTTCAGGGCTATGCTAAACAGTGGCACACCCTGCCCGATTTTATCAGGGGGAAAACTAGTGGTTGGTCGCAAGGCTCTTATGGTCTTAAAGACTAAACCAGAAACTTACATTCCAGATTACAGTGATGACAAAGAATACTACGATTCACTGTTACAAATTGGCGAGGTGGTACAAGATGAAAAAGATGATGTGGATATTGTTGCTAGGTTCAGGACTAGTAAACAGTAGTGAGCTAAATAACCTTATAGATTCATCATCTGCGATTGTAGACCAGATGAACAAGGGCGTAATGATGGTTGGCGCAGGGTTAGAATATGCTAATCATGGCGAGGCTTTATCTAGCGGTACAGTTCACCAGTCAGCACAGATCACATCAGCACAAGTATCAGCCTACAACAATGCGCTAGTTTCTATGTCTTACTATATGCCGTATGGCGATGTTAAACAGGTGCTAGAAGCTAAAGCATCGGAACATTTACAGTTAGTCGATGAGGCGGTAGATGTGTTTACAGAAGCCGTAGTACAGATGACGACAGTACAACAAGTGGTAGAGATGGCAGAGACAGCCGCCACCCCCAACGAAGAAGAACAGGTGCAAGAGTTTGTTACTGCAAACGTAGAATCACTACAGATTACACAAGAGACAGTAGACGACTACAACACTAGCATCGAATCTATCGAGGTTAATGCTAACCAAGCCAGTGCCTTTATCGCAGTTGCTAACAACGAAGATGCCGTTGAGTTCTTAGAGCAGGGTGCAGACAACAACAACACTACAGCTAGTCTAGCTACAGTTGCCTATGACGCTAACCAACAATGGGTAAGCATGAACTGGGGTAACAATAACGCCACTGCTGTTTTACTTAATGGTCAAAACTTTGGCTTAGACCTTTATATTACTGAGGCTGATATACTAGCTGCAGGTAGTGAGTCTGAGTTCTACCAAACAAGCCCACTATCAGTAGGCTACAATTGTTTCTTTGAGCAGGATTGCTAATGGGTTTAGAAGATACAGAATTAAAAATAGGCGGCACTAGCTTTAAGGGTGTTTACATTGCCATATTATTTAGCCTTGCTACCACACTGGGCGGTGGTGTATGGACGGCTAGTAGCCTCTATAGTAGACTAGAAGCAGTTGAATCAATAACCATTCCAGACGTACAGCCTATGCAAGAAGAACTACAACTTATTAAACAACAGTTACAGGATAACGAAATTGGGGCTTTAAGCGCAAAATTAGCCACTTTAGGAACTAACCTGA